ATTGGGAACAAATGTCAATTGCCTTCAAAACGTTTAAAGAAGCAAAGGTGTACTATGACAGGCAGGACAGAAAAAAATATCCATACTTGCGAATACTTGCTGAGTTGTCGTACAATGGCAGCTAACTCCTCGATAGTCGCAGTACAAAATATTGAACCTACTCAAAACACGCATAAATGAAAGAAAAAATACTAAATAGGTTATCTGAACTAATTGAAACGAATCAGTTAAATAACGCAGATTTAGTTCAAATTATTGAACACGTTGGAGGGTATTTAAATTTAGAAACGATTTCAGAGTATGCAAAAAAGAATAACCTATCCTACAATGGAGTTAAGAAGTGTAGGAAAGTGATTAAACTGTTTAATGTTAAATTTGTAATTGATAATCAATGATAGACATCTACCTAATAACTGAAACTAAAATAGGATACATTTACTTTCAGTATTCAACCGGGAAATTCGAGAACATTACTAAATCATTTGAAAGTAAGTACTCTCTTAAAAACTATCTTATTGATATTAAGATTACTTCACTACTTGTAGGATTAGAATCTTTTATACAATGCTTTAAAGATAATGAGAAGATACAGAATAATCTCGATCAACAATGTTTTTCCCGCCTTATGGAAGCTTGTGAGCAAGTTAAAGGTCTTACACTACCAGAACTTAAAAAACTATTCGTTAAACGAAAGCCTGAACTCGGTACACTAATCAAAACAGCAGAAAATAAACGTACGGATTTAGCAATGATTTATAAAAAAATGTTTCAAATAATTGAAGAAAAAGATGAGCAGTAAAATAATCTCCTACACAACAAAGTTTACCCCGCGCCAGGCTATAAACCTGCGGGATATACTAATAGACCTTTACGGTAACGAAACCTTCTTAAAGTACCTTACTTTAATGCAAGGTACGGAACTAAGTATAGCAATCGAACCAACAGTTTTAAAAGCCGAAAAGGAACAAATGTATGCCTACTACCATAAAGTAGTTTGTTCAGTTGCTATGACCCTTTTTACAGATATGGGATGGGAAAGTGTTGATAAGTATAAAGCCGATGAAATACTTAAAACTCAATGCGCTAAAGATTTCCTTATAAACTCAAAAACAGGTGAGCAAGTTCCTTTCCTCGAACCCAAATCAAGAATGACTAAGGATAGATTTAGAAAATATTTAACAGACTGTATTCACTTTATCGAATCACACGGTTACGAAGTACCAGATAGCGTTGAATACAAAGTAGAACAATTAACAGGATTAACAGGATTTAAAAAAGTAAAATAAATCAAAATGGAAGGTAAATGGAATAAACTTAGAATACTAATTGAGTGGTTAGAGCAAGGTAGAGAACTTGAGATTGAAGATGTAAAATATGGTATATCAGAAGATGGTGATATAATTAGAATGTTTTGCGAAGATAAAGGCGTACCATTACCTTCACTATCATACATTTGGGATTTAATATCAAAAATTGATGATAAAAAAATGTTTATTATGAGTAGTGAAACCGCTTTGACTAAAATGAATAGAGAACAGGCTGATAAAAGAATTACAAACAATCAATTACCAAATTAAATAAATAAATTATGAGAAAATTAATAAGCATTTCAATTTTAGCTTTAATGTTAAATTCGTGTGAAAGTGTTGTAGGGCAACCTGAAGGTCATTATGATATTATTACCATTGATGGCTGCCAATATCTAAAAAGATACAACGGCTATCAAGAAGGTCACTCTTTTACACATAAAGGAGATTGTAATAATCCAATTCACAAAACTATTATTCACGATACAATTTATATTAATAAATAAAAATTATGTACCAATTAGCAGACCCAACGAACAAAGAAATGATTTCTAAAATTCAACAGAAGTTAACTAAAAATTCTCAAAGAACCATAATCTTTGAAAATGACCCAAGAACTTACGATAGATTTATGCAAGATGTTATTGATATTGTAAAGAGTGAAGCAGATGACTTTTTAGGATTAGAATTTTCCCCGCTTTTCAATACCAAAATCCGTAAAAGACAGGTGGTTGTTATGCGACAAGTAGTAATGTTTATAATTCGTAAACACGCACCTTTCATAACCCTTGAAACTATAGCGGGGAAAATAAATAAAATGGATCACGCAACAGTAGTCCATTCAGTAAAGCAAGTAGAGAACCTAATAGAAGTAAAAGATTTTGAATACTTCTTATTCACCAAGTCTTGTATTCAAAAGGTGTATGAAAAATGGGAAGTGAAAATTATTAACCAAAAAAATACTTCAATTTTAAAAAATTATTCATAATAATTTGTTATTATTAATTATTAATTATTATCTTTGTAACCAAGAAACAAGAACAGAATGAAATTAACGAAAAAAGCTAAAATAGCAATCCTTAAAGGTAAGGTTGCTAAACTTAAATTCCAACTTAAACAAGCAAGAGAGGAGTTAGCATTACAGGATGATCAGTTGGATAAATTAAGAACTATTAATCAAAGTTTACCCACGACTAAGAGCATGGAAAATAATAGCGTACAAATTAACGAACAAACAAGATAAAAACTATGAAAATCACTTTAAACGAAGGATGTTACATCATCAACCAATCAAGCAAATGCGATGGAGCTACTGCTGAACACTTACAATCACAAACGGCAAATACTAAAAAGGTCGTTAAAACAAAACTTACATTATCTGAAAGAGCCGATATAGCTAACGCTAAACTCTCTTTCAAACGTGAGAATCCCAATTACAAGCACAGTAATAAACTAATTTTTAAAGCATATTGATATGTCAAAAAACATTATTGAAATCGACAAGGAAATGACCTTTGCGATTAATAAGGCAGTTAACATTAACTTAGCCAACGGATGTGACCCAAAGGATTTAAAAAAAAACGAACAACGTTTAAAAGCTGTTTGTGTTCTTTTTAACCAGTTAGTCGATGCTATCCCAGATGACCAATTCGAATTTATTACTAAAATGAAAAAATCATAGCAGTATGCGAGAAATATTCTTAAAGTTTATAAATAAATTGTTTTGCAGACACAAAACAGTAACTTTTATAGAGATGGACCACCAAGAAGGTTATTGCAAATTCAAATGCAATGATTGCGGAAAAGAAATCTACAGTGACTTGTAAACCCAAAAACCAAAATAAATATGATCAACGTTAGCAAATCCTTAAAAAGGATAAACGACACTCTTGAATTATCAAGATTCATCCAAAAATTAAGCACTGATGAATTACTTTACGGACACAAATGTGTACTATCAGTAAATGAATCTGCTACATTAGCTAAAAAGCTAAGATTAATCGTTAAAAAGAACGGTTATGAAAACCTATTAGAAAATTGTGAAAAGTACATTAACTTTTTTGATGGAGAGGGCAAGACCCCAAAAGGAAGTATTAATATCTCTAAAAAGACTTTAGTGTTTGCTATTATCAACATTATCTTTGCTGATGTAAACCGCTGGACAATGTTCTCAAAGTCTAAAAAGATGATGAATAAAATTATCTCTTATAGCAATGATAAAAGCTAAGTACGGAGATTGTACTAAATGTAACCTTAGTAACACACTTTTATATCGTAGGAATCCTGCTGAATGTAAAGTGTGTTACTTTAAAGGTAAACTTGAAAAGAAGAAAAAGCCTAAACGTATCCCCGCCTTTAGCGACAAAAAATTAGAGGATTTAAAGAAGTATCGTATCGCAAGAGATAAATACCTATCGGAACATCCTGTTTGTGAAGTACACGATTGCAATAAGCCTACTACTAACCTGCATCATAAAGCGGGGAGAATAGGAGAATTACTTTACAACGTAGATTACTTTATGGCTTGTTGTTCATCTTGTCACCCAAGAAGGATTCACGAAAACCCTAAATGGGCAAGGGAACATAATTATTTAATTTAAAAAGAAGAACAGATGAAACATAAAGGAATTGTTATAAAACAAACAGAAGAAGTTATATCCATCGCTTGTGATGTTTGCGGTAAAGTACATGTAGGTAATGAAGTTCCTACTGATTGGTTAGTAGTCAAAAGCGTTTATGATTTTCACACACACTTTGACGAAGATGAAGATGAAGATGAAGTTTGTTCCCCTGAATGTTACATAAAACACCTTCGAAAAATTTGTGATACAAATAGCGATGAAAGCGGATTAGTTGTTAACGGAATGAGTATTAATTTTATAGAAAATTTATTAAATATAACAGGAAATGCCAACGATAATAACTAACAAACACAACCTCCCACAAAACTTTGTAAGAGCAACAGAAGTTGATAGACACAAAGTAAACGGAGATATATCAGTTACACAGTTAATTGATGCCCCGCAGATACGAATCCTTAAACGTAAATTCGTTATTGAAGAAGATGTAATGGATCGTATATGGATGATGATGGGTACAGCAGTACATAAAGTTCTCGAATTAGGAGAACTTGAAACTACCGAAGCACGTATCCTTACACAAGCAGCAGATATTTTAGAATATAAAAAGGCTGATAAGGCTTCTGCTTTCATTAAATCTTTCATTGAGAAGTATTACCCTGCCTCAAGTACAGATGTAATGTTAGAACACACTTTAACGCTCGATGTTGATGGGTGGACTTTATCCGGTACAGCAGATAGAATAGTTAAATCTGAAAAAGCCATTGAAGATTATAAAAACACTTCTGTATGGTCTTGGATATATCCGGAATCTCGTAAGAAGTGGAAGGAACAATTAAACATCTACGCTTATATGTGTGAGATGATAGGTATTCCAATTGAAAACCTTAGAGTTATTGCTATATTTAAAGATTGGAAAGCAGTAGATAAACTTAGAAACAGAGATTACCCGCCCGAAAAAGTAATGGTAATTGATATTAAAAGGGAACCTAACGAAAAGATTAAATCCTTTATTGAAAAGAGAGTAAGGATTCATAAGGTTGCAGAAGATGGGATATACGCTTGTAACGATAACGAGAGATGGGCTTCCCCCGATGTTTTTGCAGTAATGAAGAAAGGTGGTAAAAGAGCCACAAGTGTTCACACTACGTTAGCGGCAGCAGAATTGGAAGTGAAGATGAAAAACCACATGTACCCTCCTTCACAAGCATTGTATGTTGAAACACGAAAAGGAGGTAGCAGAAGATGTGCTGAATTTTGCCCCGTAGCAAATGTATGTTCACAGAGACAAGAAGAATTAGAATTATTAAAGAAAGAAGAATTATGAAAAATATACACTTAATACCAACGAATGAGCCGAGTAGATTATATACTAATAACGGTCAACTACATTTGGATAGCATTATTCAACAATCTAATGGGCATACAATTAGTCAAAACATCTACATTACTAATATTGAAGATTTAAAAGAAAATGATTACGCTATCACAGTTGATGGTAGACTTTTTCAAGTTACTTATTTACTTTCAAAAGATATAGAAGGTGCTTCAAAAGTGGTTTTAACAACAGACCCAAAACTTATTACAGATGGTGTTCAAAAGATTTATGACGACTTCTTAGAGTGGTATATTAAAAACACCACTTGTGAATACATAACTGTATTCGATGGGCTATTTGGAGAAAACGAGGAAGATAGAGTATGGAAAAAGTATATTGTAACCCCTAAAATAAGTATGTCAGAACTTCTTTGTGAAACAATTGAAACAACAGAGAGTAAGACTAAACAAGAATCCATTGAAGAAGCTGCTGAAAAACATTGGAAGATGCAGTATATTATGTCATTAGATGAATCTACAAAACCTTACATTATTCAAGATTTTATCGCAGGAGTAAAATCAGAAGCAGCTAAAAATTATTGGTACGAACAATTTAAAAACAAAAAATAAACATGAACAAAGAACAAGGATTAAGTATTATTTCAGCAGAAATAAAGAACTTTAAAAACATTAGCGCAAGACACATTGACTTCGCTGGTAAATCAATGATTATAGCAGGTAAAAATGAAGCGGGTAAATCCTCTATCATTCAAGCTATAATGTCACCGTTAGACAGCAAATATATCCCGCCTAAACCTATAAAGTCAGGCGAATCAAATGCTGAAATAGAATTAGAAATCGAAGGTAACTTAAATGGGCAATTTGTAAAATACACATTAGCCTGTTACTTCTCACAAGAGAATCAAAAAGGTAGAATAGTTCTTTTTGATGAATCGGGAGCCAAGATGCAAGGTGGGAAAGCTATTATCGAATCATTAGTAGGTAATATCGGTTTTGATATTATGGCCTTTATTAAAAAAGGAAAAACAGATTCAGGTAAACCTTCACAAGCAGGTATCCGAGAACAAATTGAAATCCTTACTCAATTAATGCCTATAGAAGGTGTTACCAAGTTGCACGAACTTGATGTGGAGTATAAGGAAAAATATGACAAAAGAACTAATATCAATAAGGAAGTTGACTTTCTTAAAACTAAATTAAAGCACGATTTCTCACAAGAGGAACTTGACCTTTATGAAGTAGATAGAAGTGAGGAATTAGCTGCTAAAAAGGATTCTTTAACGAAGATTTCCGAAAGTGTAGAGAAATGGAATGATGCCAACAGAAAGCGGGAAGATAATAAAGAGAAATTGGAATCTATACCTGCTAAAATAGATAATTTAGAGGAGAAGATAAAAGCTATAAGAATTGAAATTGAAGAATTAAATGAATCTTTAAAGTTTGAAAAAGAGCGTAAAGTTAAAATCGACAACTTCTTTGCTAAGTATCCCGAAAAACCTTCAGTACAATCGTTATCGGAAGAAATTGAAGAAATCACGAATCACCAGGAGAATAGAAAGAAAGTTTTAGAACTTTACGATATTCAGAAAAAATCAATTGCCGAGCAGGAAAAATCTGAAACAATTACAGAACGATTAAAAGCCATTAAAAAGGAAAAAGAAGAAGTATTCGCTTCATACCCTCTCCCAGTAAAAGGATTAACCTTTGATGAAGAAGGAATCTCTTACGATGGACTTCCTTTACACGATGAACAAATAAATACCGCTAAACTTATTGAAATAGGTTTAAAAATCGGCATGGCTATGAATCCAAACTTACGAGTGATGATCATTAAAGATGGATCCTTACTTGATAAGGAAACTTTAAATAAAATCATCAATATCGCTGATAAAAGAGGGTATTACCTTCTTATTGAAGTAGTGGATTCAGAACAAGAAGATTTAGAGTTAAGATTTGTTGAAAGTGAAGTGAAGTAACCAATGTTTAAAGAAACGAATTATAGCGGAGTCCTTAGAATAACCAATCCAAGAACGCTATAACGATGGAAAGATAACGGTAAATATCAAGAATTAATTGATGATGGGTATATCTTTGCAAAAGGATGTGGCAGATTCAGAACAGAAGAATGTAAATGTAGCAAATGTAGAAGAAAATGAGAAAACCAATAGAGATAATATCAAATTACAGAATAAGGTTTTACAAAGCAGTTTGGAGCGAGGATGAAATATTCCTCGCCCATTGCTTAGATATGATCGTAGAAGAAGGATATGTTGTTTGTGATATTCGTATTACCTACAAAAAAGCTCTTGGTGGTTTTGTAAAAAGAGTTTTCCCGCTTATTTATCTTCGTGACAAAGGTTTTATGGCCGAGTTTTTCACTAAGATAAAAAAGATGTACGATGATGACTTTAATGACTTTTTAGAAAAGTATAAAGATAGATTAGACTACTCAAAAGTTGGGAAGAAATTACGTCACTATCAATTGGAAACTATCTACCGTTGTATCCATTCGAAATCAAAGCTTTTAGCCTTAGATATGGGCACAGGCAAATGTAATCCATTGTATACCAAGATATTAACTCCAAACGGAGTGCAAACTATGGGTGATATGAAGGTAGGTTCAGAAGTGTTTGGTTCAGATGGTGAAGTGCATAAAGTAACAGGAGTTTTCCCTCAAGGATTGAAAGACGTTTACAGATTACACCTATCAGATGGAACAACAACAGATTGTGGATTAGAACACCTTTGGATAGTTATAAGAATTTCTGACGATTCAAAAAGCAGGGTAGTGTTAACAACTGAACAATTAATGTTAGAGGATGAATCTAATTTTGAAATACCCATACACGAACCTATTGAAGTAAGTGATGAATTTGTTTTAGAGAATTTTGATTTACTTGAAAAGTTAAATTACGATATTAATGAAAAATATTCAAGGACTAAATGTATGATTTCAGCTCCCAAAGGATTGGTTAGAAATATTCTTAGAATTGAAAAGTTAGATAAACCAGTTGAGCAACAATGTATTTCAGTTGATTCCCCCGATCACTCTTACTTGATTGATGATTTCATAGTTACCCACAACACCATTAGCTCCGCATCAATTTCAAAAGCTATTGCTGCCCCACGAACTTGCATCATTGGTCCCGCATTAGTAAAATGGAATTGGTATGAAGATATGGTTTCCTGGGGCTACAATAATTTGTATTGGACTATACTCGAAGCCTTAAAGCATAAATCAATGTTTGCTATTAAAGAACGTTTTATAGTGCTTAATTACGAAGTAGTGGATAAGTACAAGTCAGAAGTAAATAAAGCATCCATAGACAGCTTTATTATTGACGAGTGCCACAAGATTAAAAACACTACTACAAAGGCGTTTAAGAATATTTATGCTTTAACTAAGCAGCATCCAAAAGCTAAAGTAATTCTTTTATCAGGTACACCATGGACAAATAGGGTAACAGATTTATTTGCATACCTTAAAGTAGCTGGACACCCATTAGGGAACAACAAAAAGAAGTTTGAGGATATGTATGCTGTTAAGAATGGAACAAAGATTATAGGAACCAAAAACATTGACGATTTAAAGCTAAAAATATCTAACTTTATGATTAGATTGAAATCAGATGATGTTTTAGAACTTCCCCGCCTGTCCATTCATAAAACCTACTTTAATATTGGAGAGCTTAACGAGGATTATAAAAATGTATTAGGTGAATTACAAGGTATCAGAGATGAATATGATAAAGCAGAGGAAGATAAAAAGAAAGAGTTTAACTTAAAAGCTAAAATCCGGCAATCCATTTCATCTTTATCTCGCATTACTTCAATGAGTAAAATACCTCAAGTAGTACAATGGGTAAACTCAATGGTTGAACAGAATGAAAAGGTTATTATATTCTCTTCGTGGAGAGGTGTTTTAGAAGAGTTAGAGAAATGTTTTGGAGCAAGTAACTGTGTAAGGGTAGATGGATCAGTAGAATCTAAAAAACGTCAAGAGCTCGTAAACATCTTTAACGATGAAAAGGGTGGTGTAGATATTTTTCTTGGCCAAGTTAAGGCGGCAGGTGTAGGTATTAATCTTGTAAGTTCACGTACAGTAGTTTTAATGGATATACCTATTTCCCCCGACTTGATTGAACAGCCGATAAAAAGAGCGCATAGAAGTGGTCAAAAAAGACCTGTAAATGCTTATTTCACATTTGCTAAAGGAACTATTGATGAAAGATTATATAGTCTTATTCAAGAAAAAGCGGGGGATATAAATGCCATTATTGATGCTGATACAAAGAAAGGAGTAGTGAAGTATGAGGAGATTCCAGAAATGTTATTTAGGGAATTAACCGTTGAACACTCTAATACTTCCTTTAATGTAAGTGTTGAACAAAGTAAAGTAAATGAAAGTAATTTAGTAATCGAATAAGTTATGCCAAAAACTAAAAGAAAAACCCACTTGCGATATACTCAAGAATATTCTATGGATATTTGGAAAAGAACAGGAGTGTTTCATTATGATATGTACGTAGGTAATCTTTCAGATGAACAGTATGAAAAAGTATTAAATCAAAGTAATATTAGAAAATAAAAGAACAGAAGAAAATGGAAATTAATTTAAAAGCCTTACTAACAACGTTAGAAGCAAATGCAAAAGTATTGGGCGGTAACAAGGTTATCCCCGCCTATGAAAACATCCTTTTTGAAATAGTAGAAGGATCTTGTAAAATCACTACTTCCGATGGGAAGATTCGAGTGACTACAAAAATGTTTATTGATAAATCCGTAACTGTATCATTTATGATATACGGAAAGACTTTCTTAGATACCCTAAAACTGATTGATTCAGAAGCGGTAATCTTAGATGTAAAAGAGAAAGAAGTGATTATAAAAGCGGGGAAATCGAAGTATAAGATGCCGAGTTTTAATTCTTCTGATTATCCTGTATCTCCTGCATTGGAAAATCCAAAAACTGTAACCATATCAAATGCTGTAGAATTGGTTTCTCACATTACCCAATGTGTTAAATTCGTAAACATAACAGAACTTAGACCTGCCTTAACAGCTATTTCACTTTCCTCAAAAGAAGGTAAAATATTAATTCAAGGTTCTAACTCATTCATTATGTATTCTGGAAATATAGATAACAATGATGAATTAGATGAATGTTTATTGTATCACGCTTGTTCAAGTGTTTTAGATTCGCTAAAAGAAGAACAAGAGATTTCAGTACATACTTCTAAAAAGACCGTTATATTCGAGGGTAAATCAGTAGAGATTTCAATATCTCTTGTAGAAGGTAAATTCCCGTTGGCTATTGTAGAGAATTTCTTTAAAATTGAAGGACAAAAAATTGTATTAAATAGAGGTCAATTTGTAAAGCAAGTTAAACGAGCATTATTGTATGCTAATAACGAAACCAAGTCAATTGCTTTTAAAGTAGAAAACAACGAACTATCTATCGAAGCTACTGATTTCGATTATAATAAAGCATCAAAAGATGTTATGGAATATACTAACATTGATTGTGATGCTTTCCAAGTATCATTAGATGGTTCTAAGTTACTTACTTGCTTAAATGCTTTAAGTGATGAAGAAGTAATCTTTTCAGTAAAAGATCATAAAACACTTGTAAACATTACAGGTAATTCTACTGGTGTTAAAACGTTGATTTCTCCTATTGCTACAAAAGAGGAAAGATAATGGATCACATCTATTGTAGCATATTCCCCGAAGCTGGTGTAGCGGTTCCCAAAAAGGAATTACACTTTTCTGAAATAATAGAAGATATTAAATCAGAAAAGTACGCTACCCTTGTTACGGAAATACGTGAAAATATTAAAAATAAAGAAGTAAAGGATAGGTTAAAAAAGAAACTGTATGGATTTACTCCTTCAGCTACTTTTAGCCCACGTAGAGCTATAAATAATGTTAGAGAGTATAATGGAATGGTAGTGATAGATTTAGATGAAATACATAGCTTAAATAAAGCGAAGTATCTAAAGTTATTACTTAGCCAAGACCCTTATATTACATTTGCTTTTGTTTCCCCCTCGTTTGGGGTAAAAGTTTTCATTCAAACGGATAATAAAGACCCTAAGAAACACTACTTAGCTTTTAAGACTTGTTTTGAAAGAATTGCTTTGTATCAAAAGTTTACTACTTTTAAGATTGACCCATCTGGTAAGGATGTTTCCCGCCTTTGCTTTGTTTCGTATGACCCGGAAATATACTTTAACGAAAATGCTGAAATACTGACTGTCGACTATTCATTAGAGTTGGAATTAAGCGATTTCAGAACAGTTGGAACAGTAGCGGTTCAAATAGGTAGTACAGATTCAAAAAAGCTGTATAAACGAGCCTTAGCAATGATTAAGAAAAGCAAAGTAGGTGGATTTGTGGCGGGGAATAGAAATAACTACGTTTACTGCCTTGCTTGTTTATGTAATGAGTTTGCTATCCCAGAAGAAACAACAATTGATTACATTTGTCAACAATATCCCTCGTTAGGATTTCAAGAAACGAAAAATACTATCCATTCTGCTTACAAGCATCATAGCAGTAAGTTTGGAAGTAAAAATAATTATAATAATAACCAAAATAGTTTATTTTAAGATGAAAAAAGAACAAGTAAAAGGGTACGTTAGATTCCAAAATTCAGGATTTGGACCTCGTTACGCTAAAGCAACGTTAGAAAGCCTTTATTGGGTTGTAGATAAAGAAGAAGCTACTTTATACCCAAGTTTAGATAGATTTTTTAGTGAATTTCCACTTATAGTTAAAGAAATAGATAAATACTCATTTGAGCCGATTGAAGAATCTGTAAAAAAAGAGCAAGGACAAGGTGTTATACTTAATTTACAAACAGGAGGTTTTTTCATATCTTATATGGAAGATTTAGGACCTCAATTTACAAGAGATTTACAAGAAGCTCATAGATTTAATTCTTTTGAAGAGTTTTGTAACTTATGTGGAATACAAGATGCTTTTGGACTTCCTTACTTGTTTGTGGATTTATCAGGAATTATACAAAAAGAAACAGAAGTTAAAAACAACAGAACAATCCTCCAAGAAGCCCAAGACGTTGTTTATGGAGATAGACAAGCAGATTATGGTTCAGTTACTCAAAACTTTACTACAATTGCTCAATTATGGAGTGCTGTATTGGGTATTAAAGTTTCCCCCGAACAGGTTGGATTATGTATGGTTCAAGTGAAAGTAGCAAGACAAATGAATAAGCCTAAAAGAGATAATCTCGTAGATATTTGTGGGTATGCTGCTTGTTTAGAGAAAATGGAAATTGAAAACGAAAATTTACCTTTCTAATGAAACCAAAAGAAGTAATAACCGAAGATGGTATAGTGTTCGATTCAAACGAAGAGATGTACTTTTATTGGTGGGTAAAAGAACTACAAAAAGAAGGGTATATCGACAGTATTGAAATGCAACCAAAGGCTTTTGAGCTTTCTGATAAAACAGTTGTTCAACATACTAAACCTATGAAAAAGACTGCTAACAAAGTTTTAGACCATACCTTAGTTAACGAACATGTTTATACAGCAGATGCTCTTATAAAATGGAATGAAAAAGCATTAGGAATATTTTGCTATATATTTCCCCCGACTGCCGCCCACGAAAAACAAACCTATAAACTATTTGTTTGCGATAGTTTACTTTATTCGTATTTTGAAGTTAAACCTATCTTTGACCAAAATAATATGACAAGGCTCGTTAAGATTAATATCAAGTGGGTTTTAAAGGATTTTGGTATCCTTGTGAATATGTTTATCCCCGAAACTGTTTTCAATGCTTACTTCACTCCCCAAAGGTATTTGTTTCAAAATAAAGCCAAAGGTTCACGAAAAATAAAGTACAAAAATATTATTATGCTTAATGAATTTTTGCCTATTAAAAATAATAAAGAAAAACTTACACAAACTTCATTATTATAATAAAATATTATTACATTTGCATCTCAAACATAAGACAAGATGAGTAAAGAACAGTTTATAGAAGTTAGGAAACTGATAGAAGTACCTAAAAAGGATACCCAAGGTAACAACTTGGTAAATC